AAAAAATAAAAATATATTTATCATATATATATATAAATAATGTCTGTAGCAAGTGTAGCACAATTATTACAAGAACAAGGAGGCGGGGGCGGTGGAATCGATACGGTTGTAGATGGTGATGGTATTACAGCATCAATATTAGGTAGTACTCTTAATATAGCTAATTCTGGCGTTATAAATTTAACAGAAGGTTCTAATATTACACTTACAGGAACAAACGATAATATTACTATTAATAGTACTTCTCCTTATAAGATAGGGTACATTTTAAGAACATTTGGACCCGCTACAATACAACCACAAATACCCTATATAAATTTATTTCAAATTCCTGGGTTTACACCTAATGCTAATACAATCATTACCGCAACTAATAATTCATCTAATACATTATTACCTATTTCTTTTACTGTACGATATAACACAGGCGTACCATTACCGCCCGCTGGTGGTTTTGAAATAGAAGTAAGTAATTTATCAGATGCTGATTTAGTAAATTTAACATTTCCTTTTTCCGTAATAGCAATAAACCCTTAATAGTTTTTTTTAGAAGAAATGGCAAATTAAAATATCAGGCGGCATATTATTGTGCTTCTTGCAATTTAATTTGATAAACTCCTTAAATTCTTTTAGATCATACCCAATGTGATGTAATAGCAAAAAACAAATACACCATCTACCACATGTATTGATTCCGTCTCTTAACTTTTGATATTTAGTTTCATTATAATATATTTGATTAGGTTGTCTTATAGTCTTCAATATTCTACCAAGATGTTTTTTGTCTTGTCCTAACATTTTATTCATTACAGCAGGAATAAAACTTAATTCTTTATCAGGCTTCTCACCGTAACTATCAAACCAGGTATACACGCCATTTTTTCTTGTAATACAACACCAATGCCCACTATTCTTTTGAGACTCAGTTAATATAATACGATAATCTTGTGTCTCGGGTAACAATTGATCAATATCTTGTATATCAGCTAATTCACTATACTTTAATAACTTTTGAGGGGCATCAGTAAAGAATTGATTAAAATCCTCGTCAGATACCATATGAGCTAATTTGGTTTTCATTTTATCATATGCGTTTTGTTTTTTCAGTTCATTTAATTTGTCTTGATTACTCATTATATATATTATATTACACAATATTTTTTAAATAATTAATTCATATTTTAATTATTTAATAAATTAGATTTTTACTTTGTAAGTTATAATGGATTACTTGAAATAATCTAAATTTAATTAAATATATTAAGATAACTTATTACAACTTGATAATATAACTTGACAATACAACTTGAAATGGACAATTAAGCGGGCGGGCGGATTATTACATCACCATTACGAGTAATAATTTTAAAATTATTTCATTATTCTTACGGTAATAATCCGCGCCCATACGTTAATTATCCATTTCAGGTTGTATTTGCTTTGTATTTGTTCAATTGTGGTAAGTTATCTTAATATAATAATCCATTTTGTTTTGTAATGGATTATTATAAGTAAAATTAATGTAAAAATCTATTCTATAATTGTAAGATGCTCTATTGGAATATATATATGTGCCTTTTCGTCCCATTGTTTCTGTGCTCTACTAAATTGTTTTACTTCAAATGTATCAAATAATGTTTTATTATATTCAATGTATGTTAATTTATCTGTAAATTTAAATAGTAATATTAGGGGCCTGTTTTGTAGTTTATTTAATGTGATCATTGTTGTTGGATATTTGTTTAATGTGTTAGTCCTTGCTTTCAACTCGTAATCATACTGATCATCACTGAAGTCGTATTTTGCATATTGTTCTGTATGCTCTATTATATTTCTATTAAAAAATTGTTTGATAATAGGTAGAACTATTTTTTGCTGGTTAATACCATATTTATAAGAATCTTTAAAATGTACCATATCTATATATTAAGATTCTATAATATTTTTTTTGTAATAATCTAATTTAATTAATTAATTAATTAAAAAAATAAAATTATAGCGGGTAAAAATAAATAGTACCGGCTACTGTGGGAGCTGTATTATTAAAAGAAACTTTACCCACTAAAATTAAATTAGGTTGTGCAGTTGTTATTTCAACAAGTTGACTATTTTGAAATACTATAGTACTTTCATCAAGAGTTAGTCCGGACGGATTTACTGTAAATGGATATGTTTCAGTGTTGTTAATTGCAGTTATAACGGGCCCTAGTTCTGTGTCTGTTGTTCCTTGAATTGATAAATATATCCAGGCTAAATAATTGCCTACAGGGATGCTGAAATCATTTGTTAATAAATAATTAAAATTAGTATCAGATACTAACGCCGGAGACACAAAATCACTTTTAAAAAATGGTAAACCTTTCGTGGATGCTGAAGACATTATTATTTATATATATATATATATAATATAAAAAAAATTTATAATTATATTCTTTTCTTATATTATATTAATAATGAATAGTCAAAATACGCCCGAAAAGTTATATTACGATATACAGTTAACTAATTTAGAGTCTAGTTCTACTTTGCCCCCCGTTTTAAATTTTATTGAAACAAGAAATGTGCCCTTTTTGTATGATGCTGAAAAATATTATATGTCTATTATTAGATTTAGTTTAGACACTCCAAATCTACCCGTATTTGTTCCAACAATTCAATTAAATCAACCGGATATTAATTTAACTATATATACTGTTTGTTTACAATGGATTAATCCTTTGGACGATACACAAGTTTATACAGTTATAACACCTGTAATATTTATTCCTCAGTCTAAAATTGCCCCAATCCCCCCTGCCCCCAATGTTACGGGGATTCAATATAATGGTGGTAATTATTATAATATTTATAATTATCAATATTTTATTTATTTAATTAATGAAGCTTTTATTGTATGTTATAATCAATTAAAAGCGGAAGTAGAAGCGGATGGACTAGCATTACCCTCCGATTATTATCCTGTTCTTTCGTGGGATACTTATAATAATACCGCTATAATGAACTGTGATATACTTGGTTATTCAACTAATGCTGCTAACTATATTAAAATATTTTTTAACACTCCACTTGCTCAACTATTTAGCTCATTTCCTGTTATTATTAACTCAGAAGTTCCTGGGTTAAATGCTCAACTAATTACAAATTCGTTTAGTGATTCAAATGTTATACAATATCCTCCATCTAATCCCACATATGATGCAATTCAAGTGTTTCAAGAATTTAGTACAGTTGCGTTGTGGTCCCCTATTACCGCAATTGTATTTACATCTAATACATTGCCTATTGTATCAAATCAAGTATCAACACCAATTGTATTTAATAATGGCAATTTGTTTGGTGGTAATGGTAATAATAGTTTAGTTAATCAAGTAATCACCGATTTTATTAGTAATGATGGAGTTTATAAACCTAATCTCGTATATGAACCAACCGCCCAGTATAGATGGATACAATTAATGGGGTCAAGGCCGTTAACTACTTTTGACTTACAAGTATATTGGAAAGATAAATTAGGTCAATTAAATCCATTTTATTTGGCAACGGGATCTACTGCTACAGTTAAAATATTATTTAGTAAGAAAGATAATACAACGGGCATTAGTAAATAAAAACTTTAGAAATTAATAATAATTCTTTAGATATAATTTAATTTAATTTCTTTTAAAAAAATTTTATATGTATATAATATATATATAAAATGAGTCAATCCAATCCAGATTTTAAAACAGCTCTTGTAGAATCTACTACTATTAATGATCTTACAAATGAAGAAGTATTTGGAGTATTAAGTGGTCCAGCACTAAGCACCTATACTCAATTTCAGGCTATTTCAGCCTCAGCCTCACAAATTGTGTGGAATGTGCAAATTCCATCAGAGAGTATATTAATTGATAGACATCTTCTAATGTCTTCTACTATTAATTTTACTATTAATTTGGGCGGAGCCGCTAATCAAGTACCAGTTGGTGAGAATTGCATTAATTGGGGTTTAACGGAGGCCCTTAGTGCATTCCCCCTCCAATCATTATTTACAACCGTTCAAGCTACTATTAATAACAGTTCTACATCTGTAAATTTACAAGATATCCTACCAATGATTTTGAGAATGAATGATAATAGAAAACTAGCAAGATATAACAGTATGACTCCTTCATTGCCGGATTGTCAATGGGGGGCGTTTAATCAAGCCGTTAATGTTGCGGGTCCTATTGCTAACTCTAATAATAATGTTCTATCTAGTTTAAATAATAACGGATATGATAATGATTTCCAACCAAGGGGTAGCTATCCCGTCACTTTACTAGGTATTACACACGATATAACCGGCGGAGGTGTTGATAATTCATTAATATCTACAAATGTATTAGATACCTGGGTGATTGGTTTAAGTGTTAATGTAACTGAACCTTTTCTAGCTCTTAGCCCTTTCACTAATTGCATGCCTCAGAGTAATCAATCAGGGTCCGGATTGATTGGAATTAATAACATGTCTATTGTTTGTAATGTTGATAATACATGTCGTAGACTTCTTGGAACTGCTAATACTGGAATTGCTGGCGGAAATATTAGCGGTTATATTTCCAATATTAGTTTGGGTTATAATGTTGGTGGAAATTCAGTTCCAGCATTTCAAAATTCACGTTTGCTTTTCAACTTTCAAACCTTAACAAGTATGCAATATAGTAAAATTAGTAGCAAATGTATTGTTCCTTACACTGATTATCCACGTTACCTAACTACATTTACAAATAATGAAGTAATGGCCCCAAAACCGGCCGCCTCTTCTCTTAAAACTCTAACCAGTCAGAATTTACAACTAAATCAAGTTCCTGGTCTTATAATGATTAGTGTAAGAGTTCCAATGTCACAGCAAAATTGGAACAATACAAGCTCGTTTTTGACTATTAAAAACATTTCAATTAATTTTAACTCTCAATCTGGTCTATTAGCGTCCGCTACTTCTCAAGATTTGTATAATATCAGTTATAGAAATGGATGTGCACAGTCTTATTACGAATGGGCCGGTTATAATAACAACTTTGTTAATGGTCCTCCAAACACTAGTGCAGTTCAAACGGGTTCTTTACTTGTATTGAATCCCGCACTTGATTTTTCATTACCTGAATTTTTGAGTTGTGGTAGTCTTGGTCAGTTTTCCTTTCAATTTAATATTACAGTTGAAAATAACTACCAATTTAATGTTACCCCAGAAATTTGTATTATTACTAAAAATGATGGTTTATTTGTAACTCAACAAGGTACCTCAGTTATTTATACTGGTATTCTTGATAAAACAACCGTATTAAGAACTAAAGATCAAGAGGCCAGTCTAGATTATAATACTCATCAAAGACTAGTCGGCGGACGATTGAGTTCTTCGGGTCTTGGAGCAATTAAGAAGATGTTGCGCTACCACGCCGCTAAACAAATGAGTCATATGGCCGGCGGAGCTGAGAGTGGCGGAGCAATGGGCGCCGGGATTTCAGGAGGCGCAAGTTCAGGCGGAAGACGTCACCGTTTGTCTAAACATCTAATGTAAATTAAATATTTTTAAATAAATTTGTAATAATCTATTAAAAAAAAATAGTGCCGATTTTCGGATGTAAGTAAAAATGAATACACTAATTTAATAGTTTAATATAAAACAATTAAATTAACTTTCTTGATTTGTTAATCTTGCTGCCTTCTCTTGTTCTTTTTTAGGCTTAATTACTTGCTGATAATACAGTTTTTTCTTATCTAATAATACTTGGAATTGTTCGGGCTTTTCCTCTTTCAATTTCTTTAAAAAGTTTTTTTGTTTGTCATTCATCTTTGATCTATTTCTTTTCTGGTAGTCACTTACATTTTTTAAGTGTTTTTTATACATGTTTACGGCGGCATTTACATTTAATTGTGATGTTGTAATTGGCGTAAAAGGTTGTGTTTCAATAGTTCTAAATTCAAGAAGAGCCGGAATATTTGGGGCAGGTTCAAAATTACTCATTTTATATATATATATATATATAAGTTAATATATTTAAATTAAATTAAATTAAATAAATTAAATTAAAAATCTAATAAAGATTTTTCCTCAGTTGGATCATTTGACTCAACCCGGAGAACGTTGCTTTTAAAGGCAGATGAAGTTTTACTATTACTTGTTTTTTTTTTTGTTTTATTAGTTGTTAAGGGGGGTATTTCATCCTCAAATGGGTCATTACATTGAATAATATTAAAATGGTTATTAACTTTACTTATATCAATATTGCGATAATCACCCTTCTTAGTATGTTTACCTTTATCAACTCCATTTATTTTCATATTTGATATTTTAACACCAAATTTTAATGATGTTGTATTATATTCAATATTATTAGAATCAATAAATTGTAAAAATTGATTAAAAAACTCTTTATTTTCTACTTCTACAATTCCCTCTTTATCAGAACAAAAATGTATTAAAAACTGTTCGGGGGCCGTTAAATTTAATAATTTAAGATTGTTTTGATAACTAGTTTTTGGGATTGGTAAACTATTAAATTTATCTAAATCTGGTATATTTTTAAAATAATGATAACAAGACCTAATAACACTTAAATCATCTAATAATAGATTTAATTTTACAAAATATTCTTTATTACCAATTAACTCATCTGAACTCCTAATTATTAAATTTCTTCTATCATCCTGTGATGTTGCGATAGGATCTTCTTTATTTGTAGTTATAATAAAACGATGATACGAGTTAATTTCAAATTGATCTTTTCCCTTTGAATTAATTGTTAATGATGTATCTGTGATTAATCCCTTTATTTTCCCTTGTGATTCTAATGTGTCTTTTTTTGATAGTTCATTTAAATTTACAAAAAATGAGTTGATCATTTGACCATTAAAATTACCCCATATATCTCTTAATGGATCAGTTGTTTCTAATACTTTTTTCTTACCTAACATTTTGCTTATTAATTTAATAAGCGTTCCTTTCCCGGCTCCTTCTTTAGATATTAAAGTAGGGCAAATTGTTTTAATAGCCGGGTATTGGATCATTTGACCTATCCATTTAATAAAATAATCACTAACAATATCGTCATTGTCGCACAGTATTTTTATATGTGATAACATTATTTGTACAGCTTCTTCATTATAAATATAATTATCAGTGTATTTTTCACATTCAAATGGACTCCAAAGATTAAAAATATTATTTGGACATATTAATGGGTTAGGGTATGTATTAATATCATCATACTTTCTAATATTAGCATTCCCAGTAGTCCATTGATCAATAAATAATTTAGAATTTCCATTTTTATCTTCTCCACATGTTAGATGCTCATATGCTTCTCTTAATTTTCCTTTTGAAAATATAATAATATCTTCAGATGTTTGTTTAATATATATACTTTTATTAATAATCTTACAGTGTGTTTTTTCAAATTCAACTGATTTATACTCAAATGATTCCTCGTCAATTCCAACATCTTCTAAATCATTTAAATAGTTATCATTCATTTCTTTTTGAGTAAATTTTAATTTAAAACCGGTAGTAGATAAAATTGCAGTTGTTAACTCCTCTAATAATTCAACTTTATAATTGTTAATAGGAATCATTATACCATCAAAACAAAGAACACAATCTTTTTTAATAATTTTTTTTTTAATTAAATAATTATAAACTGTTTCTAAAATTTCCCGTTCTTTTTCTTGCAAAAAAATTGAAACTACGGATGCTTTCTCATTTTTTTTTTGACAATCTTTAACGACTTTTACTAATTCTGGATTATTTAAAATTATTTGCTGTCCAATATATTGTAATTCATTAATATAATCTAAAATGAATGGGGTAGGTTCTATCTCCTCATCATCAATCCAATTACTAAATGACCCGTAATATGCTAATATTATAAATAATAGTTTAGCATTATCCCTAGAACAATTATATGTTTGTTGCACTTCTTCTAGTATTTCATCACGGTTTAACACATATTGTTTTAAAAATCTTGTTTTAAT